AGGGAGGGGTGCGTATTCCCTGATAACGCACAACCAATTCTAACGCATCCAATTCGTATCCATGAAAGTCAAACTTGTAGCTATCACAAAACCCCTTGTCGGCGACGGGACAATGACCGCGTCCGATTTCATCACGTTCGCCGCCCGTGTCAGCAATCCGAGCAATCAGATGAGTCTGCTCACCGCTCCGAAACTACTGGCCTACTGCATCAGGCATGGCCATTGGAGCATCTTCGAACAGGCGTCGATGACAGTCGAGATTCAGACGAGTCGTGCTATCTCCGCCCAGATCATTCGCCATCGCAGCTTCTGCTTCCAAGAGTTCAGCCAGCGATATGCGCCGACCGATACTGCCGAGCTGGTTGAGCTTCGCACCCAGGACCGTGTTAATCGACAGGGAAGCGGAGAGGTTTATCCGCAAGAGTGGGCCAATGAAGTTGTCGCCAAGTCGGTCGATCTGGCTTTCAGGACATATCGAACGCTGATCAATGAGGGCGTGAGCCGAGAGACTGCTCGCATGGTTCTTCCGCTCTGCACGCAGACGACGCTGTACATGACCGGCAACATCCGCTCATGGATTCATTACTTCGAACAGCGTTGCGCCAAGGGTACACAGAAGGAGCATCGCGACATCGCCATTGCCATTCGCGACACGATCTTCGCCATTGAATTCTCGCACATTCACGCGGCATTGGAGGAATCGAAATGAGCGACAACAAATTAGAGACTGTACGTCTCACGTTCAAAGGACTGCTGTCTCTCTACCTGCCCGAGAAGACGATGATTGAGGTCTACAACGCCATCGAGCTGTCCTGCCGTCGCAATGGCTGGGGAATCGCAATCAACGAAGAGAACACATTGGACTTTGTGGAAATGCAACGAGTGGAGGAATCGAAATGAGCGACACCCCAATATCAGACAGCACTCCGCACAACGTAGCCGATCTGGGTATGCTGTGCAGGAGGTTGGAACGCCAACTCGACACGGCTAATACAATCATCCGGCAGCAGCAATTGTTGGATGAAGAAAACCTGCGGTTAAAAGAGCGCATCAAGCGGTTGGAGGAGGCGGGGGATGAAGCAATCTACCCCTTTGAATATGCGGCCCGAGTGAGAATTTGGACAGAAGCCAAGGAGGCCAAGCTGTGAGCGCAATGAATTGTATTGGAAAGATACTCAAACGGTTTCTTGGAATTGCGTGTTCTCATTATTGGCAACCGCTAAACGACAGTTTCCATGGCTCACATTCTCACTGGGACGTTGCATTCAATGTTAAAAGAAAATGGAAATGCATCCATTGCGGTAAGCAGACGCTTTCAGCAAATCCAATTAGCTTCATCAATCAAAATAGAAACAAAGCCAAGGAGGCCAAGCTGTGACACTTGAAGAACGAATACTGAGGATGATTCCAGTTTTGGATCTACCTCCAGATCGAAACGAACTCCGCGCAATCGCAATCGACGCTCGCAAGCTGGAGGATCGGATTAAACAGTTGGAGCAAGAGAACGACGCAATGCGAGCGGATCTGCTGTTGTGGGACAAAGCTGGCATCGGATTCACAACGGAGGACAAGCCGTGAATCTCACCGATTCCCAGCGAAAGATCCTCATCAAAAAGCTCCATGAGGTCTGGAAAGGAGGCAGACCGTGTCCCATCTGCATCACCCCCACCAAGTGGGGCATTGGAACCCTCGTCGAGGTCCGAGAGTTCAACGAAGGTAATCACTGTCCCGGTGCTGCAATTACTCCGCTGATCCAAGCTCAGTGCAACAACTGTGGGTACACCGTGTTGTTCAACGCCATCGGTCTTGGCGTCGTTGACCCAGACACCGGCAAGGTAAAGGAGGCCAAGCCGTGAGCCATCTTGTTAACGCCAACAAAATGGTCGTCAGTAAAACCCCGCGCACAGACCGACAGACCTACATCACGGCGGGATTTACTCAGTTTGTGAAGATCGGTTTCGCAAGACAACTGGAGCGGCAACTGGCCGGAGCCAACAAGCGGATCAAGGAACTGGAACTCAAGGAGGCAGAACTGCAAGACCTCAAGAAATGGTTGGATGGAAGATGAAACTACGACCGATCAAATGGGTGCTGTCACCCACCGACGACCATATGCTTTCGATGGAATGCACTTACATCGAAATCGTCGATGAAGGTGGCGGCGAATACGTCGAGGTAAGCCAATCCGCTGATGGCCATGGTAAAGTCAGCATCAACCCAGAGGAGTGGCCGATGATGCGTAAGGCCATAGACGATGCGATCAAACAATGCAGGGACCTAAAACCATGAGCGATACCCCACGCACCGATGCATACGTCGAGTTCTGGCTCAAAGATCGCCTCGCGCTCTGGCCCGACTTCGCTCGAAACCTGGAGCGTGAAATCAACCAACTGAAAAATGAGTACACTGGCAAGATTCGGATTGACCAAGGAAGCAATGGAGCGGATGGTGGGCGTCGTCAAGCCGTTCAAAGATCCGAACCCTCGGATCGAGAGGCGGTGGCTGGCGATCCCGGACGAGATCAAGACCGCCATCCTCAAGGAGCATCACACCTACACGCTCCGTGAATTGTCGGCCAAATATAAGATCTCAATTTCATGCGTATGGTACATTCGCAAGAACAGCAAAACCAAAACAAAGAAACGATAGAGGAACTACAACGATGGAAACAGTTATGTCACGAGTTAGCCGCTTGCTTGGGCTGCGGCTGCACAGTTCAGACCGGTCTGTGCGTGCAGTGCCACAAAGCGAACAAACGATACCGAGCAATCCAACTCCCGCTCCGGTAGTCACAGCACCCACGAAGAAGAAACGTAAACCAAAAGTGAAACTAACAGAATCAATCGAGAAGGTCACCGAACTCCGTAAGCAAGGTCTCACCTACCAAGTCATCGGGGATACCCTCAAGATGTCCAAGCAACGTGTTCATCAGGTCCTCAAAGCTCACAATAGGCAGGAGGAATCCAAGAACCTGTGGACCAACGGACTCAGCGTTCGCAATACCAAGCTGATGACTCAGCTTAAGGTCAACAACCCCGTGACACTCATCACAATGATCAAGTCCGGTGACGTTCGACCGTTCAAGTACAAGAACTTCGGGCTGCGAAGTTACCACGATCTCTGTGCGTGGGCCGGGATTCAGCCAATCGAATTCCGTAAAATCAAAACCTGTCCGCACTGCAACAAGTTAATATGACCAGACATTCGTTTCCATTAGTGGAATCGATCAAGGTGGTCCGTCTCTCCGAGGGGCGGACCATCCGCGTTTTAAGGGATCGAACCAAAGACAACCTCAAGGTCATCCACGGAGATGGAGACATCCACCTCACCTGCGTAGCACAAGCCCATGACCCCATCGAGATGCTGAAGACACTGGCCAAGCTGGAAGACGTTCGGTCAGTCGAACTCACCGATGCAAAGGGAAACGGAATCATCATCCACAAACAAATCTGATCCATGCACAAGTCCTCAACACACGACATCGTTAACGCACTCAACATCCTCTCCACCGAGATCTGCTCCGTCGATGGAGCAGCCAACGCTTTATGCGCCGAGGCGTCAGCTCGCATCCTGGAACTCGTCACCATCACAAAGGATCTGACAGCACACATCGTTTCCAATCCGGTGCATCATCCAAAGTGTAACGCCGCAACCAAAGGCAGCTATTGCAACTGTATGTTGTCCAAACTATCTCACCCATGAAGACTCCACGACACGAGCAGCCTTGGTACGAAGCACGGTTGGAAAACAACAAGAAGCCGTCCAAGATCACCGAAGAAGAACGAACCATACTCACCGAGGAGAATCGTAAGCTCATCGAAGATGCGCCACGGATCATATCGTGGGGAGTTGCCAACGGATGGATCGCTTACCCAATAAAGGAACAACGTAAATGGAAGATGCAAGAACTTGGTTCGTCAACCGAACCAACCCAGCAATCATCGTCGAACTCATCGGATGCGCTCAGTACCGTCTGGCCGAACTCCGAACTCCAGTAGTCATATATCGCCGGGGCGACAATATATACGTTCGCCTCGAATCTGAATTCCACTCCAAGTTCGTAATAACAAGCAGGCCATAGCCTCCGCAGTCCAACTCAGCAACGAATCAACGACATGACAACGCTCGAACGAGCGGCTCTTTGGCTTGCCAAAGTACCGCCAGCCGTCTCAGGACAGAACGGCCATTCAACCACCTACACCGCCGCCGTGGGCCTTGTACACGGCTTCCAGCTAGGCTACGGGGACGCAATGACCCTGCTGTCCGAATGGAACCTATCCTGCCAGCCACCATGGTCCGACAAGGATCTGGCCCACAAACTCCGTGAAGCATCCTCCCGGAGCCACGACAAACCAGCGGGCCACTTGATCCAAAGCACCAGCGCGGGCATGGACCTCTCGCGTGTGACCTTCAAGCGGCCTACTCCCACATCCGTACCTGGTGCTTCCGAGTTCCAGAAGTTCCTCTCATCCGCATTCGCCGCCACCGAGGTGGTGTGCATCTGCGAGCAGGTCGAGGACGGTAAGCCAATGACCTCTGGATCGTTCCTGCCGGTCGAGGATTGGATTAAGCGATTCGATTCCCCCGACTCCATCCTGTTCCGACCCGACCGAGCCGAAGGAGTCTACGTCCGCATCAACCCGTTCAAGCCCAACCTCTACAGCGGCTCAGACAACGATGTCAGCGCGTACCGCCATGTCCTGGTAGAGTTCGATGACAAACCCAAGGCCGAGCAGGAGAAGCTCCTCCGCGACTCCGGTCTGCCCATCAGCGTTCTCATCGACTCCGGGGGCAAGAGCATCCACGGCTGGGTCCGGGTGGACGCTCCATCCCGCAAGGAATGGGATGCTCGCCGGGATCTCATCTATTCCTCCATCCCCGGCATCGATCCGAAGAACAAGAACCCATCACGGTTCTCACGGCTCCCCGGAGCATGGAGGGGCGAATCGCAGCAGAAGTTGTTGGCCACTAACCTAGGCGCAAACTCATGGGAGGATTGGCTTACCGCCCGCGAGACCGATGAGGATCAGTCCACCATCGTCACGGTCAAAGACCTAATGGACTTCGATCCGGACAACGATCCGGATAACCTGATCGGCAATCGATGGATCACCCGCGGTTCCTCCATGATCGTCAGCGGTGGTACCGGGATCGGGAAGTCCAGCCTGATGATGCAGATCGTCATCCGCTGGTGCCTCGGCCTCGACTTCTTCGGGATAAAGCCGGTGAAGCCATTGAAGATTGGGGTCATCCAGGCCGAGAACGACAAAGGTGACCTCGCCGAAGCATTCCGCGGGGTGGTGCATAAGAGATTCAGTCTCGATCAGATGAACCAGCTTCAGAGGAACCTAGAGTTCCGAACCGAGACCGTTCGCACCGGCGAGCAGTTCTTGGCCTACGCCCGCCGATTCATCCACAAGTCCAAGCTCGATCTCATCATCGCCGATCCCCTGTTCTCCTACTTCGGCGGAGACCTGAGCGATCAGTCCGAGGTCAGCGTGTTCTTGCGCAACAAGCTCCAGCCCATCCTCCACGAGACCAAGGTCGCTTGGATCTGGATGCACCACGTCTCCAAGCCCCAACGCAAGGAAACCGGCGAACCCCTCACCACTATGGAACTGGCCCACTCAGGGTTCGGATCCAGCGAACTCGCCAACTGGGCGCGGGAGATAGCCGTTCTCCATGAAGTAGGCCAATCAAAGCCTAGACGCTTCCAGCTAGCCTTCTGCAAGCGGGGAGGGAGGATTGGACTCCCTTCCCCCATTCTCAACCTTCAGCACTCAGCCACCGGCATCCAGTGGGAGGAGTGCAACCCCCTCGCGTTCACTGGGGCTGATCTGAAGGGGGAGAAGAGCGGGAAGCCTTCTTATCCTCGTCGAGGGCGTCGCGCATAGCCTTGAACCAATCCTCTCCATCAGCCGCTTTCTCTTCGGGGGGAGCGGCTTGTTGCTGTTGGGGTTTCGAATCCAGATCATCCTCCTCCGAGTCGGCCACATCATCGGTCTTCCTGCCTCCCTTGCGACG